AACAAATTGATTGAAGGCTTTGAGGCTAAAATCAATGAGTTAAATGCTGAAAAGCAAAACCTATCTGCAACAATTGAGAAGATGTCTAAAGCACCTGCCACTGAGTCGGTGAAAAAGGCTAATCCAGTTGCACAAAAACAAAGCGCAAATACTGAAGTTCCATTTAGAGCAATGGATGCACGTTCACGCGCATATCAAATTATTAATTCTAAAAAATAAAAAAAAATGGCTATTACTATTAACGGTACATACGCAGGTGAATTAGCATTACCATACATTCACGCTGCTTTATTAAGTGGAGACACTTTGGCGAAAGGTTACGTAACTCTTAAAGAGGGTGTTAAATTCAAGGCAGTATTGAAGAAATTGACTTCTGCTAACTTGGTTCAAGATTTCACTTGTGCATTTGAAGATCCAACTGCATTGACTTTGAACGAGGCAGTTCTTGAGGTTAAAGATTTGAAAGTTAACTTGGAAGTTTGTAAGTCTCAATTCGCTCGTGATTGGGAAGCAATGGCTACAGGTCGTGGATTTGCTAACGATGTAGTTCCTGCTAACTTCGCAGATTTCTTAATCGGTTATGCTGCATCTCAAGTTGCTCAAAACATTGAGTTCACAATTTGGCAAGGTAATGTTTCAGGTGGTTCTTACACAGGATTTGATGGTCTTGAAAAGAAAATCAAGGCTCAAACAAGTGCAACTGAAACTACTTTCGGTTCGATGGATATTGATAATGTTCTTGAGAATATTCAATCAGTTTTGGCTTTGTTACCAGAGGCTTTGATTGGTAACCCTGATACAAAGGTTTATATGAACCGTGCAACTGCTCAGTTGTATCGTCAAAGAATCGCGAGAGAAGGTTACGCATTTGAATACAACGCGTTCAAAGAATTCAATATGCAAGTTGATGGATATGACATTTATGTTTGTCCTGGAATGACTACAGGTACTATCGTTGTATCTAAAGTAGATAACTTGTTTGTTGGTGTTGATGCTAACTCTGACTTCGCTGAAGTTAAAGTAGTTGATATGTCTTTGACTGATGCATCTGATATGGTACGTATGGCAATGAAATTCCGCGTAGGAACTCAAATCGGTTTTGCTTCCGATGTTGCTATCGGTTACATCGACTAATAAAAAACACAAGTAAAAAGGTGGGGGAATAAGTCCCCTGCCTTTTATTGTAAATAATAACAATTAAAATTATAATAATATGGCTTGTGAATTAACCGCAGGATTTGCATTAGATTGTAAAGAGGGTGTAGGTGGTATTAAGGCTATCTTCTTAGCTAGTATGCCTTTATTTTACGAAGGTGGTGTAGTTACTATCGATGCTACATCGCAAGAAGTTGACGGATTGCCTACTGCATCAGTTTACCAATATACACTTCCGAAGCATACTGGTTCTTTTACCGAAGAGGTACAAAGTTCAGTTGAGAATGGAACAATTTTCTACACTCAAACAGTTACCGCAACTTTCTTTAAGTTGACTGCTGCACGTAGAAAACAACTTGAATTAGTTGCTAAAAATCGTCTTGTTGTTTTTGTACAAGATAACAACGACAACATCTGGATGATTGGTAAGGTTGATGGTGCAGAAGTTACCGCTGCTTCAACTGCTACAGGAACTGCTAAAGGTGATTTAAATGGTTATACCATTACTTTCACCGCAGAAGAAGCCCATAAGGCTTACCGCTTGGAGTCTTATAGTACAACTCCATTTGATAACTTCGGTTCTATCACTGTTGTAGCACCAACTATTTAATTTATATTTGTTTAAGGGATGAATTACCTTCAAACGAATACCGCATCGCAGACCCTTCTCCTTTCTCTAAAGGAGGGGGTTTTGCTTTTTGATACAACGTATACGGATTATCTTTTGATGATTCAAAACGAAATTACTTTAGAAACTTACTATGTTATCCCCACTCAAATCAGCGAGAACGATAGGGTTACGACTTTGGCAATTAGTACAAATGACGATAATCCAACTAATGGTTCTATCTATGTTACTAATGGTGGGCGGTATAACTTCATTATGTACGGTCAAAATTCAGATACTAATCTTGACCCACAAAACGCGGTTGTGGTTGGTGAGATTAAAAGAGGTTTTATTCAAATGGAAACTTTGATAAATTACTACGACCAACCAAACATAATTATTCCAAGCGACATCGAATACAATGGATAAAAACAAATCAATCGTTGACAGGTTTAGTGCAACTCAAGTAGAGTTAGCCAAGTACGTTAAAATAGAGCCTATTGAGTTTGAAGACCGTAAAGGTTGGGTAGCTTATGGTGAAGGTAATCACTTTCCTCAATATCTTATTGAACTATATAACACCTCACCTGTTCACGGTGCACTTGTTAACTCAATCAGTTTTATGATTGCAGGAAAAGAATTTACCGCAGCATCACAAGTTACATTACGCGAGATTCAACGATTGAAATTGGATAAGGTGTTGCATTCAACTGCACTTGATTTAAAGCTACACGGTGGCTTTTATTGGGAAGTAATTTGGTCAATGGACAGAAGCACCATTGCACAAATCAATCACTTACCATACGAGAACTGCCGATTGGCTTGTTCCGATGACAATGACGATGTGACTGGGGTTTGGTATTCACGCGATTGGTCAGATACTCGTAAAAAGAAAAACAATCCCCACTACATTCCTTTCTTTGACATAAATACCAAAGAGGAAAACCCGAAACAAGTGATGTTCCAACATTCGATGATGGTCGGGAGTGAGTATTATCCGAAGCCTGACTACATCGGTGCGATAAATGAGATTGAGAAATTAAGACAATTAAGCGAATATCAAGTTAACTTAATTCTAAACGGATTCTTTCCTTCACTTATTGCATCATTTAACAACGGAATCCCGACACTTGAAGAGCAACGAATGATTAAAAATCAGTTGCAACAATCAATTCAAGGCGCGGAGAATGCAGGAAAGGTATTGACATTCTTTAACGAGGAACGTGACCGAGGTGTAGAGTTCACCGCATTTCCTGTAGCAGATATGGACAAGCAATTTGAATCGCTTGTTAACCCTGCTATTGAACAAATCTTGGTTAGTCACCGCGTTACTTCACCGCTTCTTTTTGGAGTTCGTGACGGTGGCGGTTTAGGTAGTAACACCGATGAAATGAAAACTGCTTTCAGGTTGTTTTCAAAGCAGGTAATTGATCCATTCCAACGCATCATTTGTGATGGTGTAGATATGTTGTTACGTGCTATCGGTGTACCTCAAGGAACTGAAATTGTTGAGAACGATTTGTTCGAAGAAGATGTTGTTATAAATGGCAACGTAGCACCAAGCCAGGACATCGCAAGTCAGGCATTGAATGGAGCGCAGATTTCTTCTTTACTTGAAATCATTACGCAAACAACTGCGAATGTATTGACTTCAACAAGTGCGAAGGCTATAACTAAAGCGGCTTTCCCAATGCTATCGGATGTTGAAATCAATAACATTTTTGATAACTTAAGTAGTGTTGAATTACAACCTGCGGATGTGTTGCAATCATCCGAAAAAAAAAAAGTTAAGTGCGAACACCAAAGCATTTCTCAAAAGTTTGAGAGCTACGCACCAACAAATGAAATGGCAAACGAAGCCGAGTTAGGTTTAAAATGGCGCGAAGAATACGGAAGGGGTGGTACGGAAGTTGGTGTTGCACGTGCTAGAGATATAAGCAATAAAAGAAATTTGTCTTTGGATACAATTCAAAGAATGAACTCTTACTTTTCAAGGCACGAAGTAGACAAACAAGCGAAAGGATGGAATCAGGGAGAAGAGGGTTTTCCAAGTGCTGGTAGAATTGCGTGGCAACTTTGGGGAGGTGATGCAGGAAGAGATTGGGCAAAAAGAATTTTAGAAAGAGTTGAACAATCAGTTCACGTATGCCAGTCAAGTGTTGACGATTTCACCGATGAAGAAGGAAAGCAGTTTTTAAAGCACCTTGCAGAATGTGGTGAGTTGATTGATTTAGACGAATGGGAATTAGTAGAGGAATGTGAAGTTGACAATTATGACAACGAAGAAAACTTTACCAAAGTAAACCAAGCACTTGACTCGTATGCTGACCCCGACCAAAAAAGCAAACTTGATGCAGGACTTTACAAGGTTCGTTATAGATATTCCACTTGGATAGGTGAAAATTCACGTGAGTTTTGTAGAGAAATGGTACGACTTTCGAAGGGTGGAATTGTTTGGAGATACGAGGATATTCAAGAAATGAGTGCCGCAGGTGTTAACGGACAATTTGCTGAACAAGGCAAAACAACCTATAATATATTCCGTTACAAAGGCGGTGTTAATTGTCATCATTTTTGGATGAGAGCAATTTATAAGAGAAAGAGACAAGGCGGTAAATTCTTACCTAACGAAGGGATGGATAATGAGGTAAAGATTGCAGTAAGAAAAGCGGAAGCAGAAGGATTCTCACCAATGGATAGAACCGTTGGTTACGATGATGCAAAAACACCGATGATTAAACGACCAAACGGAGGAAGATTAAACTAAAAAAATTGTAAAATATGGCAATCCCACAAGAAATACTTTTGATAAATGAGGAGTTATTGAAGAAATACACTCCTTTGACCGATGCGGTAGATCCGAATCTTATTCGTCCGTGCATTTATGTAGCGCAGGATATGTACTTGCAAAACTTTTTGGGTACTAACTTGACCAATAAATTAAAGGATGATGTCGCTAATGGTACACTTGCTGACCAGTACGAAACATTATTGAATGATTACGTGATTAAATTGCTTATTTGGTGGGTAATGGTAGAGTTATATCCATCACTTTTGTATAAGCACGACAACGGAAACTTGGTTTCAAGACAAAGCGAAGATACTACACCTGTAACTAAAGGTGAAATGGAATCTTTGAAAGAGAAAGCGCGTGAGAATGCACGTTTTTACACCAAGCGAATGGTCGATTATTTGCGTTTTAATACAAATCTTTTCCCTGAATATACCAATAATACGGACAACAACATATTCCCCGATATGAATCCGTACGGAAAGAGTAACTTTTTGATTTCGGATAGCTATAAAACACAACGACACAAATGGTCAATTCAAAACTTCCTACCACCTACGTACTAAAGCGAGAGCAGTACGAGAAAATGTTAAAGGTTTATCTTAAAAAACAACAAGCTAAAGTTAAAAAAAGTTGAAAGAGTTGATGTTTTTGAAAGGTAAGATTTGGTTTTTGGCAGGTCTTGCGGTATTCCTACCAATCAAAGAGTTGATGTTAACCATTGGCTTTTTGGTTGGTGCGGATATGGTCGTTGGCATATGGAAGGCTTTAAAACTAAAGCAAAGAATTAGGTCACGCAGGATGAGTGATACTATCACGAAATTGTTGTTGTATCAGATTGCAATAATGAGCGGGTTTCTTATTGAGACTTTCATCATTAGCGAACTTATACCAATTACTAAATTGGTTGCCACCGTTATAGCGGTAATCGAGTTCAAGTCAATCATTGAATCGATAGAATCGGTTACTGGAAAAGACCTTTGGAGTAAAATAAAAGCTATTGTAGGGCGCAAAAGCGAAGACATAACCGATGCAATGACCGATGGAAAAGATAAGTAAATATGTGACCTATAAAGAGGTTACAAAAAGCAATCAAGCGACTGCGTTAAAGTTGGCAAATATACCAAACGCAGAGCAATTAAATAACTTACGGTTAGTGTGTGTTAAAATATTTGACCCACTACGTGAACACTTCGGAATACCCATCGGTATAAGTAGCGGTTTTAGGTCGGTTGAACTAAATCGCAAAATCGGGGGTAGTAAATCATCGCAACATTGCCAAGGAAAAGCGTTGGATATTGATGGAGATATTTTCGGTGGCATAAGTAACAAATTAATTTTTGAATATATAAGAAAAAGTTGTACTTTCGACCAACTCATCTGGGAGTTTGGAAGTGAGAATCATCCCGATTGGGTTCACGTAAGTTACAACGAGGGAAAGAATAGGGGTCAAGTTTTACGTGCGGTTAAAATTGGCGGAAAAACTGTTTACCAACCTTTCTAAAATATGTCAAAAGAATCAGCAAAAACAAAGTTAGCGCGTGAAGTTCGCGCGAAGTTCCCCGACACCCCAACATTGACACTTGCAAAGAAGTTAAGCAAAGAACACTTCGAAACTTTTTTAGGTGTTGAGGATGCGCGAATGGCATTGAGAAGGATTGAAGGAAAGACAGGTAAACAAAAACCAAAAGACAAATCTTTGGTAGTTCAAAAAGACAGACCAAAGAATCCATTTAAGTTACCGAAGTCATACGCAAAAGGTCGTAAACATTTTGATGTAAAAGGCAAAAAGATATTGATACTATCCGATGTTCACATTCCTTACCACGATATTAAAGCATTATCACTTGCTATCCAAACAGGATTAGATGAACAAGTTGACACGGTGATTTTAAATGGGGATGCATTAGATTGTCACGAATTAAGTGACTTTGTAAAGGATCCAAAGAAACGCAAGTTTAAAGAGGAACTTTACGCAATGCGAACCTTCGTTTATGAACTTCGCCAAACGTTTCCAAATGCAGATATAATTTACAAAGAAGGTAACCACGAAGAACGTTACTGGCGTTATATGCGCGTTAAAGCACCCGAACTATTCGACATTGATGCGTTCGATTTTGCTTCACTTTGCCACCTTGATAAGTACGACATCAAATGGATTGAAGGTAAGAACAAGATTAACATTGGTGGCTTATCACTATTTCACGGTCACGAATTTGGAAAGCAATTTATGCCATCTGCAAACGTGGCGCGTGGGTTGTTTAATAAGACAAAAGTAAGTTCAATGTGCGGACATCATCATCAAACAGCAGAACATAGTGAGAGAGATGCTAATGGTAATTATATAATATGTTGGGCAGTCGGATGTTTATCGGAATTGTCACCCGATTACAACGCATTTTCAAAATACAATCACGGATTTTCAATAATAACAAGAGGCAATGGAAAAGAATTTTATGTTAAGAATTATAGGATTAATGACGGTCGCATTTATTAGCGGCTTGTGTTTTAATATTTGGCAAAATTTATGCAAATCAAGTGGGTTACAATTTGTACCCTACTCAGATACTATTGTTGTATTAAAGGCAACCATTGACACTTTGGAGGTTGAACGGATCAAAACCAAAACGATTTATGAAAAACAAATTGATACTATTTATTTGCTTGACAGCATTGCCATTGATAGCGCATACACAAAAGCAATCAACAGGCTTCAGCAACTCGAAGGCTCTGGATTCTTTAAGCATTGAAAGAAGATTAGTTGTATTAGGTGTCAAATCACTTGACTATTACGTTCATTTAAACCAAATCAATAGTCGTATAATTCGTACACAAAGTGAAGTTATTGTCTATAATGAGGCTTATATCGGACAATTACAGGGTGATTTGTCCCATTTAAAACAAGTTAATGATACTGAAATAAGGCACAAAAAAAAGTGGCGCAAAGCCACTCTTTATTCGTTGTCGTTTAATGCTATTTTTTTAGGGACATTATACGTTTTAAGTAGATAGCCATATCCAAGGCTTCTTCATACGCGTGGTGAAGCCATTCTTTCTCCGAAAGATTCGCCTTATCCACAGTTGTTCCGTATTTAGCCCTTCCCATTTTCTCGCGTGAGATAAGGTCAGTAATGACTTCTTTGTAGACATCACTTTGGCAGTTGTCAAAATCGTGTGTTATATTCATAGTTTATTTATTTCTTGTTTTACTTCTTGCCAATAATTCCAATTAACCTCATCCAATGGTAAATCTTGTATTGCAAAAAATATCTCATCAACCGCTATCAAAGCGCATTCTTTAGCTTCTGATTTTGCCCCTTCATTTGAGTAAGTATCATCAGGTAATCTTTCATAATACTTCACAAATAAATCAATTCCTTTTTCTTTTGGTGTCATACTATCTCAATTTTAGGTTGGTTTTCTTTTGCATCTTGTATCAATTTAATCAGTTCGGGCAACATCCAATAGCCATAGGTTGCCATTTCATAAGTGAAATCTTCAAGGTGTTTTGTGATGTCTGGCAATGTCGCGCCATCGGTTTCCCAAAGTGCAGTAATTGTCTTTCCATGTTCACGTTGGATGGATTCATTTAACCGCTTCATTAGCATCTTTGTTTGATGGTTGTAGAACCATTTGATAGGCTCACATTCATCACTCGCGTAAAGTGTCGCTTGTGTCCACATTAGCAGGTTTAACACCTTAATTTTTTCAAGGTCGGATTTAGATAATTTGTTGTTCATAGTTCGTGTTCAATTTCTTGTTTCAAAAGTTCAAGTGCATATCGTGCACCTTCAATAAACGCGAAGTAACGCGAGTTGTCCATTTGCTCACCGTTGTACATCGCGTACATTTCGGCTTTCATTTTAATCATTTTGTTTAGTTCCATTTTATTTTGTTTTTAAAATTCATCATCAAATCTATTACGGAAAAAAATTAAATCAAGAT